TTTAAATCCGTCGGTAGCGTCCGAAGAAATATCTTTATACTATAGGACATGAACCTTTAGAACAAAGGATTTCATGTATTGTTTTATTTACATTTGAATAGTCATATGTAAAGGTATTTTTTCCTTCATTTAAAGTAGCCATATAAGACCCTGGGTTTGAAGGGGTTGAAACGAAATCCCAACATAATAATTCAAAGTCATCTTGTACTTCTAATACACCCTGTCTATTTTCCTCTAATGAACCCATACCACGAGAAGATACACCTACAGTGACTCCACTTTTGATAAGTTCTTTAAGTATGTTTCCTGATGGTGTAGGTAGTATTTCTATTTTACCCATTACATTATCTCCATCCCACCAATATTCTGATATAAGATGTGATACGTTTTTTAGGTTAATCACGGTAGATTCAGGATGATCTAATTCTCCCATTGAACGACGTTGTTCAATAAGTTCATTGTATTTATCCATCTCACGATCCCATAAACCTCTAGAATAATAACGACCATTACCATTTTTTACTTCAGCCGTAGCTAAAATACCTTCAACTAAAAGATTTCCACTTTCCTTATTAACATTTTCAGTTAATTGGGAAGGTGATATCTTTATAGTATGGGTTTCTATTAATAGTTTTTTCATTATTCTTCAGATGATTCGTTAGTATCAACTTCATCAACTATTTCTGTTTTTTTATATGCTTTACCACACATTTTTTCATAGATTTTTTCCATTTTCATTTTCTTTCTTTCTAAATCTTTGATTTCCCTTTGCATCAATTTCATTTTAGCCTTATCAATTAATTCGCTAAGATTTTCATCTTCTGAAATTGAATTAACTCTGTCTATTTTTTCTTGAATATGATCATGTAAATAGTTTAATTGAGCTTCTATTTTAACTTCTTCAGCTTCTTTTCCTATTTCAGCTAATTTAGTATCTATTGTTTCTTTTTTAGGTTTTTTCATTGCTTTTTTATCTTTAGCTGCTTTAACCATTGGTTCTTTTGTATCACCATCTCCATCTACATCGGGATAATCAGGTCTTGCTTCTTCTTCCATACCTGCTTTATCTTGAGAAGCTTCTACGGCTTTATCTCTAGCTTCAGAATACGATACTGCTGTGCCTTCATCTTCAGTTTCATCCATCGGTAATTTAGCTTCTTCTTTTTCTGCCATCATTTGGTTAATAATAGCTCCAGATTGTGCTGCGTATGAATTAGGGTTTCCAGTTGTCATTACTTGACCTAAAGATTCTTTTATTAATTCTTTAAGTGTAATTTCTGATTCTTTTACAGGTACCATAGAATCACCACCCTCTTTTAGTTTTTCACTAAACCCACTACCACCATATGTTTCACCATCAGATTGTTGTTGTCTAGATTCTTTATATCCTAAACCTTTGATACCGAATTGACCTTCTTTTACATAATGTAATGGGTCTTTAGCTAAGTTTTTAACAGCTAATTCCATTGCTTCATCTAAAGATAATTCTTTATTATAGTTAATTTCTAACTGAACACCACTTAATAATTCTTGAGCATTAACGTTATTAACATTTTCTACTTTGGGATCATAATCGTAATTATGAGAATCAATATTTTCAACAGCATCAGATACTTTATAAGAACCACCTAATTTATTGTCCATTTCGAACTTTAATTTAGGATCAGCTTTTATTTTTTCATCTTGTTCTTTAGAATTATATTTAATTTTATCTTCATTGTTAACAAGAGGTTCTAAAGTACCTCCTTCAGCTAAGAAATTTTCGAAATTTTTCCAAAATGGTTCTTTTACTGATGCTTCCATCTGTACTAAAGGTTTTAATGTCACTATTTGACCTAATTCCTCATTGATTAATTCTTTATCAATTTTAGGACTAAACTCTTTTGAAAGTTTTTTAAATAATTCGTTTGGTGTATGTTTCATATTAGTAATTTTGTAATAGTGTTTCTATGTCGTTAAAATAATCGTTTAGCATGTCTGTACCTATTACAACAGCATAGCTTTTTGGGTTTTCTCTGTAATATTTTATTGTTTCTATTTTAGCTAGTTTAATTGATTTTTTAATATCATCAAATCTAGCTTCTAATTTATCAAAAGCTTCTATACGTTCCTCATGGAATTTAGATACTTTATCTTCTTGTTCTTTTATACTACGTTTATACATATTAAAATAATTTTTTAACTATCATTCCTGAACCTTTCTGTACGTAAGTACCATCCTTTTTAGGAACAAGTTTATATTTAAATTGTTTTGTATAGGCACTATCAGTAACCCCTCCAGGACCTGCTTTTGGTCCAGGACCTAAATCTTCTCCAGGATGTTGTCCTTGTTTATGTATATTTGCTGATTTTGTAGCATCTTCAGATACTGTATATCCTAATGTACTAACTACACCAGAAGGCATTTTCATTCTATATTTAGATGCTACTTTCTTTGCTTTAGGTACCTTTGCTAATTTTTTTCTAACTACAGGTAATGCTTTTTCTTTTACTACAGTATACCCTAATTCTTTATAAGCTTCATCATCAGCTTTAGCACCTTTTTTTCTAAAGGCATAGGGTGTATTATAAGCACCAGCTGCACCTGACATAGATACTTCATCTACCTCCCCTTCTCTCATCGCTCCTTTATATTCTTCTGGGTAGTTATTTCTAATGTGGGTTCTTATGGTGTTTCTAAGTGATCTGGATTGTTTGTAAATATCTAAAAATACTTTATCATCCTTAACTTTTTGATATACACCTTTAGCAGTTTTAACTAAATCATCAGATTCATCAAGTAATCTATCAATATTTGGTATTTGAGAAATAGACCAAGTTATACTCCCAGTAGTAGGATCAATAGCAGTAACAGTGGATTTTGTACCATTATCAATTTTTACATCACCAATTTCTCTTTCAGAGAGTTTATATTTTTTACCATTTGCCATTTGTATTTCGTTTACTAATTGATAATAACGTAACAAATCAACTAAATTATTATCTCCTACTTTATCAGTTTTTTTCAATTCTATTAAAAACTTTGATATTTCAAAAATTTTAACTTTAGTAGCTTTATCTTTAATACTTTTAGATTCTTTAATTAGAAGAAATTTAAGAGTTTTAATCTTATTGTTATAAAAATTTCTTAAATCAGGTGTTGAGTCTACGGAATTAATATATTCTTTAAGTACTTGCTTTTGATCACTACTTAACACATCATACTTATCATTAAATTTTTCTAGTAATATCTTATAAGTTAAAGTTCTTACATCTTTATCATACTCAGAAAATTCATTTAATACCGTTTGTTTAGAAGAAAGTTCAATTTCTTTTTTAGTTAAATGTTCTAGTAGTGTGATTTTATTTTCTAATATTTGATTAGGACTTTTAACGTCTTTAGAATTAATATTTTCTATTAAAGTATATAAAGAAGCTAATTCCTTGTAGTTGGGTATTTTTGAACCAAAAAAGGATTCAATACTGTAATGTTTTTTAATCTCATTAATTAAATTATATTTTTGTTTTTTTAATGAGGTCCTATTGAATTTAGTAGATGTTTCTAGTATAGTGTCAATAACCATATTTGCTCTACCTTCGTTTAAAACTTTAGATTTTAAAATAGATTCATATAATTTATACTCTTTTCCTAAGCTGGTATTAATAAAATATTCTTTTAATATGTCAATAGCAGGTGAATTACCTCCTTTTAAAGTATCAGCAGTTATTTGTCGTACTAACAGTTTGAATAATATGCCTGTATTTTTGTACTTTGAATGTTTTATTTTCATCAAAATATATTTATTTATAAATATGTAAAAATTATTGTTCCTTTAATTGGGATTCATCTAAAAGTGTACTGTCGTCCTTATCCGCTTGAAATACCAACTTTTTCTTGGTTAAATTTTCAAATATTTGTTTATTTTGTAAATAAACTGTAGTAGCATTTTCAAGAGCTAATGGACTACCTTTAGATTTAGGGTTAATTGAATTACCATCATTCTTATCCTTATCTTTCATACGTTTAACCCCTAACCTATCTTTACCAAAGTTATCGGCTTGAGTATTTCTTTTAGTAATAGAATTTTGTGGGCGTCCTAGTTTAGGATCGTCGTCATTATAACCATCAGGTACATTACCTGGATCAGACATTGTTCTTCCTTTACCATATAATGAGGCTAGATCATGTGGAGTACCATATGATTTACCCGTTTCTATGGGATCATTACCTTCAGCTTTTATTTGATCAATTCTAAATTTACGTTTAGCATCTTGTCTAGCTAAATCTCTATATTCATCAAATTGGTCTTCGCTAAAGTGATAAACATGATCATATATCCAATCAGAGGGTACTAAACCTTGTTCTAATAAAGTACCAGCTAATTCGGTTTTAGATTTAAGTAATTCAATTTTTTCTTGTTCTAAGATAATTGAAGGACTAGACATTTGAATAGTGAAATTTGTTAAAGTTTCATCTGTGTATCCTTGTGTGTATAAATGGACTAATGCTATTTTATTTAATTCAGATAACATTATTCTTTGTATTCTTTCAATAGTACGAGCAAATCTAATATCTTGTTGTGCTAAAGTAGCTTTACCTTCTACACCTTCTTCATATCCTAAAAATGCTTTTGGAATTTTAAGTGCAGCAAATAATTTACCTCTTAAATACTCTACATCTTGTATACCATCGTATTGTAATCCAGGTGTAGTTTCTATTTTTGTTGTTGCATCGTTTCCTCTTATTGGAATATAAAAATCTTCCATCATATTCATCTGGTTGTACTTTAAATTGTAGTCTCCAGTTTTATTATCTTGGAATGGTGTACGTTTAAGTTGAGAAATTGTTTTCTGCATAAACGTTTCTATTTCATTTGGTGGGATAGAACCAACATTCATATAAAATATACGTTTTTCAGGAGCACGAGCAATTCTATGAATTAACATCGCATCTTCCATTAACACATATTGTTTATATAATTTTCTAGCAGGTTCAATATATGCTCTACCATAAGGTAAATAGTTAACATCAGAAATTAATCTAAAGTGAGCCATTTCGTAATTATCAAAGAAAATACCAGTTTCATTTTGTAAATTAGCACCTGCGCCTGCTACTGGATACATACCTGAACTTAAATTATCCATCCCATCTGGGGCGTATCTGTATCTTACTTCAGCTGGATTATCAGGATTATAACCTTCTTGTCTCTCAATGTGATATGCTGTATATGGGATAACATTATAAACCCCATATTTTTCAGCTATTTCTAATTTTAAGAAAAAATCACCATACTTACACATTTGTCTAACCCACATCCAAAGATTAAATTCTATATTTAATACATCATAAAATAAATTATATAGTATTTTTTGAATATCTTCATTAGCACTTCTAATTTGTAAAACTTCACCCATATCATTTTTTAGGGTAGATTCATCAGCTAGTATGTCTAAAGCAGAGGCTATAATTGCGTCTTGATCCATTAAATCATATTCTGAATATAATTGAGGTCTGAGATATTGGTAATTCTGGTTGAATTGAGCACCATAAAGTGAAGTAGGACTAGTAGAATATATTCTATTATATCTGTCCACTAATGAATTAGTTTCTAATTCACCCGTAGACTGAATTTTACCACTATCTATTACTTTTACTTGATTCCCACCTACATTTCTGATAATTACATCGGTTGAGAATAATCTTTTTAATCTTGTAAATACACTTTTATTAGCCATAGTTTGTTATTATTATTATAAATATTATTTAGAAGAGCCATCTAATGTCTTCTTTACCATCTCCAAAATTTTGTTCATAGGGGTTTTTACCATTTTGATTACCACCATAACCTCCTTGGTATGGGGTTCTATTTACCGACATATTATTTAATACATTCTTTGTTGAATCTAAACCTCGTTGTCTTTGAATAAGGGCTGTATCTCTAATATACATAGCTATACCAAACGCCATTACCAAATCATCGTTATATCCTGTTTGAGCTTCTGCCCTACCATTTTTCCAAATAAACACCTTCATTTCTTCAACTAACCTCTTTGAATGGATAGTTACACCTTTATCTGATATATATTCTTGAAACTTACCTATTACCATAGGACGTGTTCTAGATGACATTGTAAAACCTGCTACCATTTTTGAATGATCTTGATATTTATCAAAATACGAATTAGCATTGGAGGAATCACTCTTTTGTGAATAGTAAAGATTAGAATATTGTCTATCAATAGCTACTTGTATAGTAGCCCAACCAATATTAGCATTTTCTATAACTAATAAAGCCTCATTATATTCTGTGGCTAAACCTACTAATAAATGTCCAAATTCTTTAGTACCTAATTGTCCCTTATATTCTGCGACTTGAGTATTACTTTCAACATCTATTACATGACAAGTGGAAAAATCTTTTCCATCACCTCTAGCGACATCTGCTACCGCAATGTAATCCCTTGTATAATCAGGTGATTCCCAAACCCATAAGTTTTGGTCTGCTCCTCTACGTTCTAAAGGTTCTTTGATGTGGCTCTTTTCATAAAATTCTAGATACTCACTATAAAATACAATATCACCTGATGTGCTGAAATCACAATCACATTCTTGTGCTGCTAATCTAGGATCTCCTAATAAAGCATTTTGAGCATCTCTCCATTTTTGGTCACGTTCTGGGTGTACGTACCAAGGTAATTTAATAGGTAAAAAATCATTTTCTCCAGATTCGGCTTTAACCCATGTTTGATGAAACCAATTACCAGTACCATAAGGTGTAGATAATACTATAGCACCACCACCTGTTGCTAAAGTTTGTTGTGCGGAAGCCCATGTCTCAGCAATATTATCTATAAAAGCTGCTTCATCAATTATTAGTAAAGATACTGCTTCTGAACGTGCGGCATCGGCATTGGAAGATTTAGCTTGTATTTTTGAACCATTAATTAATCTTAATGATAATTTGTTATTTTCAGCAGAATCTACTTTAAGCCATGAGGGTAAATTTTCCCACATGAATTGAACTTTTGTTACTAAGTTTCTTGCTGTTGCCTGTGTAGTTGCTAATGCTAATACATTTCGATCTTTATGGAATGTCATTAACCAAAGTGAATAACCTGCTGCTAGAGTTGATATACCTAACTGTCTAGATTTTAATATTGCACTATAATCGTTGTTTTGAAATAACGTTAATACTTTTTCTTGAAATGGGTATAGATTAAACTGTATGCGTCCACGTTGTGGGTGCTGTATATAGCAGTATTTACGCATAAAATGTACTGGGTCTTTAGCACATTTAAGATATTCTTGGCGTATTACTTTTTTTAAATCTGACATGCATTTATTTTAATATAAGTATTACACCACCAATTACTACCAAACCAGCACCTCCTAAAACTTTATTTTTAAGTCTTTGTTTTTTAATTTCAAGTCTTAATTTATCATTTAATTGCTTGG